CGAGCAACTGCTGAGGCACCACTTGGAGATCGTGCGAGAGCTGGTGCCGGTCAACGCGGAGCATATTCACGGGGAGCGTCATGACAGTAGGTGAAGGCGCGGAACCGTATATGGTCTGCTCGCGCTGCGATGAGCCGATCGACGGCAATCACGACACCATTCCCCATGTCACGGCGAACGGGCTTGAGGACTGGCACTACCACCCGGAATGCTCGCTGCGGATGATGATCGGCGGCCTGAACCACATCCTCGGTCGCTGCACATGCTGCGGCGGCACGGAGCCGCCTGACCCGCCTGACATGACGCCGCGGCAGGCGGCGGTCGCTGCTATTGTCGCTTGGCGGCGCGTTAAGTCCACACAACCCTGTTGACAACTCGGCTCACGATTGCTCATAAATTAGTCACGATCTAGGAATTGCGCCTCTCCGCTCATAAAGGCGCCAAATATGCCATATGCGCCGCCGAAGCACCGGCCGCCAGGATGGCGTCCTGGCCCTCCAAAAGGCACTGATCCGTTCTACGGCTCGACCCTGTGGAAGCAGATGCGCGAGCGCGTGAGGCGGCGTGACCACGGCATCTGCGCCCGCTGCGGCGCACCGAACTCGTGGCGGGTGGACCACATCAAGCCGCGGACCGAGGGCGGCGTCGACCTCGAGTGGAACCTGCGGCTGCTCTGCACGACCTGCGACAACAAGCGGCATGCCGAGAAGGGGAAGGTATGGCGTGGAGACTGATCTGCAGCAGGGCCAGACCGTCTACGTCATCGGCGAGGTCGAGGACGATTTCCCTGTGACCATCGTCGAACGGGTTGGTGTCTGCCTCCACTGCGGGCTGTCGCTCTACCACTGTCGCACGCCGGCGGCGCAGGAAGTCCTGCTGTGCCGATCGGCGGTCATATTCGCGAACTGAGGTGCGCCCATGTCCACACGCGGCCAGATCCCGAAGCCGGCAATATTGAAGGATCTGCACGGCTCGACAACGCAGCGCAATCCCGACGAGCCGATCCCTGAAGGCAACCTAAGCGACAACCCAGGTGAATGCCCGCCGCACTTCGCCGCAGAGCAGCGGGAGACCTGGGAGTATCTGCTGCGGCACTCGCCGCCCAGCCTGCTGAAGAAGCTCGATGTGGGCGTCCTCGAGGCCTATGTCGTCGCGCTGTGCCTGCATCGGCGGGCGGTGGCAGAGATGGCCGACCGCGATCTGCTGCACGAGCAGGGACGCCAGATGATCCCGATGCCGGTGCTCAGCATCATCAACAAGCAGGCTGACCTGGTGCGCAAGCTCGGGAACGAGCTGGGCTTCAGCCCGGTCTCACGGCCGCGGATCTTCGCCAACGGCCCAGTGACGGCCGCGATCGGCGCCAGCCTCAACAGTGCCTCACATGCCCGCCCCAAAGACGCGCCGCGCAAGAGCCTCGAAACCTACCTCGCCAACGCTCCCCGAGCGACGCCCGTCAACTGACGCGGTCGGCGCCTACGCCTGGGATGTGCTGCGAGGCAAGATCGTCACCGGTCTCCTTGTCAGGCAAGCGTGCGAGCGACACTTCCGCGACCTGGCCGAGGCTGACAAGAAGGGCTTCGTCTGGCGACCGGACATCGCGCAGTACGCCATCGACTTCGCCGAGTATTGCCGCCACAGCAAGGGCGAATGGGCGGGCCAGCGGGTCAAGCTCGCGCCCTGGCAGCAGTTCATCCACGGATCCGCGTTCGGCTGGCTGCGGAAGGACGGCCTGCGGCGCTTCCGGGTGGTCTACGAGGAGATCGGCAGGAAGAACGGGAAGTCGGTCAGCGCTGCCGTTGTAGCTCTGAAATGCCTCGTGGCTGACGGTGAGCCAGGCGCCGACATCTACTCTGCCGCCACCAAGAAGGACCAAGCCAGGATCGTCTTCGACGAGGCGCGGAGGACGGTGCAGAGGTCGGAGGACTTCCGCGACATCATCGGCGTCTATCGTGCGTCGCTCGCGGTCGACGAGACGCTGTCGAGCTTCCAGCCGCTGTCGGCGGATGACCGCACGTTGGATGGTCTGAACCCGCACGCGATCATCATCGACGAGCTGCACAAGCATAAGAACCGGGCCGTGCTGGACGTGCTGGACACCGCCATGGGCTCGAGGCGGCAACCGTTGATGTGGATAATAACCACCGCAGGGGACGACAATCCTGAGAGCGTCTACGCCCAGGAACACACCTATGCGGCGAACGTGGTGGCTGGGGCCTTCGTCGACGACGAGTGGCTGGTCTACATCGCGACGCTCGACTCCGAGGATCGGTGGGACGACCCGGCCTGCTGGATCAAGGCCAACCCGAACCTCGGCGTCTCCGTCAAGCTCGATGACCTGACGCGGCAGTGCCGGGCGGCGAAGCACAATCCGGCCAAGCAGATGGAGTTCAAGCGCCTTCGCCTGAACATGCGGACGGCCAGTGCGACGCAGTTGATCTCTGGGCCGCTGTGGGACGCGAATTCGCTGGGTCCGTTCGACCCTGCTGACATGGTCGGCAGGCGTTGCTTCGGCGGCCTCGACCTGTCGAGCAAGGTCGACCTCTCGGCCTGGGTGAAGCTGTTTCCGCCGGTCGAGGAGGGCGATCGTTGGCGTGTGGCGGCGCGGTTCTGGATGCCGGCCAACACCGTGGAGCAGAAGGCCGATCGCGATCAGGTCCAGTATCGGCGATGGATCGACGAGGGTTTGATAGAGCCGACACTGGGCAACATCATCGACCACAGCGAGATCGAGCGTGCGGTGCTTGAGGACGCCCGCATCTACGACATCGCCAGCATCGCCTTTGACCCGTGGAACGCGACGCAGCTCGTCGTCAACCTGCAGAACGGCGGCATGGCGATGAAGGAGTTCATTCAGGGCATCCGGTCCTACACGGCGCCAACGAAGGAACTCATGGCGTGGCTTCTGGCCGGCAAGATCGACCACGGTGGCAACCCGGTGCTGCGCTGGATGGCGCTGAACATGCGGGTGCAGACCGACAAGAACGAGAACCAGATGCCGACCAAGAAGATCAGCATCGGTCGCATCGATGGCATGTCGGCCACGATCATGGCGATTGGCCGCTCGATGGATGATGAGACCGCTGGGCTCGACGGCTTCCTGTCGCGGCCGGTGGTGTGATCCACAAAAGAAGGCCCCGCCAATGCCGGGGCAGGGCCTAGGTCAAGTCCTCGGTTACACGCGAAGTCTGCGCCCGGCGAACGGCTGGGGTCAACGCTCCTCTTGCAAGGGTTATACACATGCGCAACATCCTACTCGCCGCCACGGCGCTCGGCTTCGCGGTTATGGCGCCGGCCAGCGCCGCGGTCATTTTGACCTTCGGTCAAACGAGCGGAACACCCATCACCGCTACAGAGAACGCAACGCAGGACGCGACGACACTCGCGGCGAGCGATGCGCCGATCTCCATCACGCAGATTGAGAACAGCGTGGCGACCAGCGCGTTCTTCGATCTGAGCGCATCATCCAACGGAGCGGCTCAACCAATCCTTGGTGGCTCGGCGCAAAAATTCTCGGGCACGTTCAGCATCACCAGCGGACTTGGTGGTAGCGGAACGAACTACCTGAGTGGTGTCTTCTCCGACGTCAGCTTCGGCAGTGGTGCGGGTGGTGCGCTTGCTGTTGGTGCGCCGCCTGACAGCCTCACGCTCACCAGCGATATCATCACCGATTTATCGCAACCGAGCGCGGTCGGCTTGGCGTTCGCGAATATCGTGCCAGGTTTTGCGATCGTCGGCACCAGCATCGGTTCGTTCACCTCGTCGGTGTCGGGCACGTTCAGCGCCAATGCTGAGGCGGTGCCAGAGCCTGCCTCGCTGGCGCTGCTTGGCTTCGGGCTGCTCGGCCTCGTCGGCCTGCGGGCCAAATACCGCTGAACTGCACGAATGGATAAAGGGGGACTTTACGATGGCCACTCTAGCCGAGGCGGCGGACCACTATAAGACCGTGTTCCAGAAGGACGCGCCTGACATCAGTGAGGTGCCACCGGAGAAGGAAGAAGAAGCCGCGACCCTGCTTCAGCAGGCGGCGGAACTCAATAAGCCGTTCGCCACGGACAGCGATTTCCGCCGGGCCCTGGGTCTCGCCGGGTCGTAAGTGAATCTGCTGCTGGTCCTGATGGTCCTGACCGTCTGGCTCGCCATCCACCACCATTACTGAGGCGCCAATGTGGAGATGGTTGAAGCTCAAGGCGGTCTCGACCATCGCCCGCAGCGTCGGGCTGACTGATCCTCGCCTCTTTGCGTACTTTGGTGGCGGCGACACGTATGCTGGCGAAGTCGTCAGCATCGAAAGTGCGATGCGCATCGATACCGTCTGGGCGTGCGTGAGGCTGATCGCCACGACGATATCAACCCTGCCGATGCAGACCTACCAACGGCTACCGGATGGGCGCGGTCAGACTGTCCGCGACATCCCGCTCTATTCGTTGCTGCACGACCAGCCCAACGCCGACATGACGGCTGCGACGTTCTGGACCTCGATGGTGGCCTGCCTGCTGCTGTGGGGGAACGCCTATGCAGCGATCGACCGCCGCCAGGACGGCACGGTGATCGCGCTGATGCCGCTGCTGCCTAACCGCCTGACGGTGACGCGGGAGACTGACGGCTCGCTGATGTACCACTACGCCTACGGCACCGTGCGGATCGATTATCCCGAAAGCGAGATCTTCCACGTCAAGGGCTTCTCGATCGACGGCATCGTGGGCATCTCGCCCATCTCGCAGGCGCGCGAGACGCTCGGCATTGCGATGGCGGCCGAGAAGTCGGCGGCGAGCTTCTTCCGGAATTCGATGCGGCCATCGCTCGTGTTGAAGGCTCCGACATTCCTGTCCGATACCCAGCGCGACCGCTTCAACGATAGCTGGATCGAGAAGTTCACCGGCTCGATCAACACCGGCCGGGTGCCTTTGGTCGAGGGCGGATGGTCGCTCGATCAGATCACGATGAAGCCCGAGGATGCGCAGCTGCTGGCGACGCGCGGATACTCGGTCGAGCAGATCTGCCGGATGTTCGGTGTCACCCCTGTGATGGTCGGGCACATGGACAAGAGCACGGCCTGGGGCACCGGCTTGGAACAGATGAACCTGTGGTTCCTGACGTATGGCCTGCGGCCCTGGCTACGGTCGATCGAGCAGGAGATCACGCGCTCCATTCTCACGCCGGCGCAGCGCATCCTCTACTACTGCGAGTTCAACGTCGAAGGTTTGCTGCGCACCGATTCCGAGAAGCGCGCGGCCACGCTCAAATCATTGGTCGACGGCAGCATCCTTACGGCCGACGAAGCGCGGTCCCAATGGGACAACAGCCTCGGCCCGAAACCGGGTGGCGATCAGCTCACCGCGGCGGCCGGGCGCATGCCGCTCGACACGCTGGGGCAGCAACCCGTCGCGCCTCCGCCTGATCCTAGCCGGCAGCAGGACCAGCTCACTCCACCAGCCCGTCAGGCATAGGGGACTGCCACCATGTTCGATGGTCTCGACACCCTCAGCAGGCACTTCGCGGCCTGGGAGTTCAAGTTTTACGAGTCGGCCGCGCCCGAGACACGCGGACTATTCGAAGGGCACGCCTCTGTGTTCAACACGATGGACTCCCATCGCGACATTGTCCTGCCAACAGCGTTTAATCGCACACTCTCGGAATGGCGTGGCCAGAACAAGCTGCCTACGATGTATATGCAGCACGAGCAGGCCAACCCGTTCTTGTCGGCTCGTCCCGCCGGGGTCTGGCAGCACGTCGAGCCGGACAGCAAGGGTCTCGCGGTCAAGGGCCAACTCATCGCGCTGGA